GATATTCTGGACTATTTAAGAATTCTGACACCAACTGATCTGCCGAAAGGTCTGAATCACTCCAGAAATTGACACCTTCAGTTTCACCTGCTCTATTTAAAATTGAACCATATAGTCCACCAAAAGTAGTACTAACATTGATCCACTGAGTAGTTGTAGTTATTACAGGTAGTGGTTCTTGTATCCAAATTGGTTCTGGTTGTTGAATTGTTACTGGTACTGGTATTAAAAGTATAGAACTATCTATTACTGTAATATCAGCAGTACCTGCAACAATTCTACCAGAAGTAGAATCAATTCTCAAGTCAACTTGGAAAGTTTCTCTACCTTCAGTGAGGTTATCTGCAGTTATAGTTTTTGTTATTGTTCCAACATTATTATTAATTGTTACAGATCCAGATAATGCACCATCTGTAAAGTCATTTGAACTGACACCACCAGTTATTGTATAAAATAAAACTGTTCCGTTTGGTACATCTGATGCAGCAACGTTAAAATTAACAGTTGTACCTTCATTAAAGACATTAGCAGTTGGTCTAATGCTATATGTAGGTTGAGGTGGTGGATCTACCCAAACATTAACTACAACTTCTTCTGTAACAGATGTGTAAATTGTTGGAAGATCAAGCATTTCAACCCAAATATCACTTGGTGGATTGACATCAAGAATACCATTCCAACTAATAATTAAAAATGGATTAACATTAGTTATTCTTGATGATAATGGTTGCGAAGCAAATACTTCTTCTGTATAAGGAAGCATTAAGAAACCATTTTTAATCACGTAATCATTTTTAGTTTCTTGCAACATTAGTTTACAATTAATTGCTTCTTGAGGTGCTTGTAAAGTATCACTAATAAATGTTGAAGAAAAATCAACACTAGTTGCATTGGCAATTGACAATGGTTTTTTAAAGTTTTCTACTAAGTAACCAGTTTTGTAACGAGACAAACCAGTTTCTGCATCTTTAATTTCATATTTAACTGTTAACAATTCTAACGCAGTTAAAGTCGCAAACTCTTCTACTCTACCAACACGTTTTACAATACCTTTAATATCACGCATTGTAAAGCGTTCAACATCAAGACGAAAATTTCTTATGTTTGTTACGCTGCGAGTATATTCTGGAATGTAAAATCTATTGAGTTCAAATTGTCCCGCTGGAATAGATGGAGGTAGTGGGGTTTCATTAGGAGTACCTGTGATAATATCAATTTTACCAGCACTATTAACAACAAGTGAGTCTACACGTGGAACATAATATTGAAGTGTGGTTATAAATGGAGTTTCACTAACCAACAGATCATATGACGATGCTGTGACTGATGGTCTAAAATCTAAACAAGCAGATAAGTCATATGTTTTGGGTGATGACTCAGATCTGTAAATACTTGGATTATCTAAGAAATTTGTAATTCCTGCGTAAGAATCAACGCAGAAAAAATCTCCAGTTCCACTATGAGCATAATATGTATAAGTTACTGTAACACTAGAACCTGTATGTTTAGATTTTCCTTCTTTAAGTTCTAATCTTCCATAGTCATATTCATAATCAGTTTGACCATTATTTAATTTATAATTTGCAGTAATATCAGCAACACTATCAATAACAGAAACAACTGAAATAATGTCAGTTTTGGTTAGTGTGATATCTCTAGAAGTTGTTGTAATTGTCTCAGTGAATGTTTGTATTGTTTTTGTTTTTGGAAATACGTCTTCTTTTGTTACATTTGCGTAAATAATAACTGTGCCACTCTGAGGTGATCCTGTTGCAACAATACTGTTGCCAGAAATACTAAACACAGAGTTAGCAATAACACCATCTGGTCCAATAGCAACAAAAGTTCCTGTTTCAATAGCATCAAGTATACCTGAAGAAATCGAAACAGAACCAGAACCAGCAACAATAGTCATAGTTAATTGTTTTTGTACTGTATAACGCAAATTATATGCATTAGTACTTGGATCTTTAATAGAAGCAGGAATAGACTTAGGTAGTCTAAAAATCATTCCTTGATTATTGGTAGAAACTAAAACTCTACGAGCAGTAATAGTTGCAACTGTACCAGAAGTTGCTCCAGTAACACTATCACCAACTTTAGGAGATTTTGCTGTATGTAAATGTTTATATGCATACAATGTTGATGTCAACTGATTAAAATATCTTACTGTTGCTGTTCTACCAGATGAATGTGTAATAACTTCCCCTGCAGTAAATGCAAGAGAACTAACTGGAATTGTATATTCATTAAGAACAAACGCAAATCCACCACCTGATGCATAACGCATTCCACCAATATCTTCTAAAAGATTATCACCAATTTCTAAATCTGTGATCCAAAGTTTGTAAATATTTGGTTGGGATTCACCGACAGACAAATAGTCAACTCCAATAATTTTAGCAGTACCTAATAAAGTGGCAGAAGAATTTGCTGGATCATTGTCATCATAAAGATTAATAGTTGTTTTACGAAACCCACTTGTACCACCATCAAGATTACTAACAATTAAATATTGCCCGAACTCGGGTCTCATATTAAGAGTCATGTTTTTGATATGACTTTGAGTTCTTGCTTTGTCTACAAGTATTCTCGTGTTGGTAATTTTTTCAACTTCAAATCCACCAATATATGCTTTTCCTGGAGAAATATCAAATGCCATTTTGCTGATATCACCAGTAGGTGCTTCGTACAAACCACCATTATTGAATTCTTTTAGATGCTCACGAATAGATGGATTTAAACCAGCAACAACATAATTACCTGATTCGTCGTATGTTCTTCGTGCAAGAGATTTTTCTAATTCAGAGTATTTTGCATTTTTTGAATGTTCTTCTAAAACACCTGCATTATAACGCATAATCTCAACATAGTCTGCAGTTATCGCAGCACCCAATGGGAGTGTTGTTAACTCAAGAGAAATTTTAACTCGATCAGCACCAGGCGCTGCAT